CGAGTTTGGGTTCAAATCCCAATGTCCCTACTAAAAGCAGTTGACTAGAATTATGTATAAATTTCAAAATGATATCAATCTACTACAAAGTGTACAAAACAGACATATATACTATCGTACTGACCTAAACTTGCCAACAGTTACATGGGATGAAGTATTTGTATTACTAGATGAAGATGTAAAAAACGGCAAGAAGTATGGTCAGAAGCGATTTAAATTTGGCGGGTATAAGATAAGGCAGGCACATAGGATCAAAGCTGTTAGAGAAGCCTTAGAGGATTTATTAGAGGTACTCCATGAATCTCCATTGGCTGAAGAAGTAGGAAGTGATCATCAGATATATATGTCTTTAACTACAGATCCATCAGCATATGGTGGAGAACACATAGATATGGAAAATGTTATATTCTGGCAACTTCAGGGATATTCCAGATGGCAGATATATGATAAGACTAATAGTGAAATAGAATTTGATAAGGTAATTGGGCCAGGAGATATCCTATATTGTCCTAATGGGAGAATGCATAATGTTATTGCTTCTTCCCCCCGCTTTGGAGTATCTTTAGGATTTGGTGAACTTAGAAAAAGGCTTTAAGAGTTTATGCCAAAACTTTTTGGCATTCTCTTCTATCTTGGCCTCCATTATAGTATGTTTAGAATCAGGATGATTATCATACAAAAAATAAGGACCATACATACGCTTTGCAAAATGTCTTGGCATATTATTATTATACACCCAAATTCATAAAAAGGTTCTTCTCCCGCCGAAGCACTTTTTTTGCACTATTTTTCGCACTATGTTCTACGAAATGATAGAATATAGATATGGATAACAAATACATTATAACTAAAGTTGATGACGGAATATACTACATAGATGACTTCTTATCAAAAGAAGAGATAGATATAATGATGTCTGAATGCCTGGACGAAAGCGGCTGGTCTATTGGTGAAGTTGATTGGGAAAATAATATAAAGCAGTGCACTCATTCTAATGATCTTCGTATGGAAATAAACAACCGTGTACAAAGCATAATAAATAACTATGAAGAAGAATGCGACAGCAATAGGTTTGTAAGTAGACTTCGTGTATCTACTGGAAACGGAAAAGATTGGGCTCTTGGAGTGCATGCAGATGCCCATGATTATGGTGACGGAAGTAGTGTAAATGTAACTAAAGGATATATAATTTATTTTAACGAAGATTTTGAAGGCGGAGAAACAGTGTATGTAAACAAGGGCATTTCTCTAAAACCAAAAGCTGGCAGAATGCTTGTTCACTCTGGCCATGCTGATTACGCCCACGGAGTAAATCATGTCACATCTGGCACCAGATATTTTATAACAGGTTTTGTTTTCAAAAAGGGAACATTAAGAAAAGACAGGTAATACAAAACCCAGTCAGAGGCGGATCCGACTGGGCTTTGTTGTGCCTAAGCACATGTAAGGAACTATAAGCTCAACTTACAATATAATTGTAAAATAGATTGTTTCCTATGTCAAGGATTATTCTACAATAAGATTGTTTTCGTCAAGCTTATCAAAAATTAATCCCATTAGGTATGTAATTGATGGCAAGCTTTGGTTCATCTTCTCATCAGTTTCTTCTTCAGACATTCCTGATTGAATGCACATCATCTTGTTACCGTTTTGGAAAACTCTTGTCATTAAGTTAACAATTGAGTCTCTATCTTTATCCATTTTCTTCTCCTGTTGTATACGCTGGGGCAGGACCTAATAGATAGCCCTGTTCATGATAATTTATCATCTTTTGTGTATCTTCTCCGCCTACGACTTTATTCGAAATTAGTGTAAGCAGGTCATAAATCCTATGTAGCATAATATATGTCACCATAGGAAGATTGTCTTCTAGATTCGTTGTTGGTTGTTCTTCACTCATTTGGTCTACCTAAATCTTCCCAAAATATTTCTCTGCCCATAGCATCTGTTATGGGCATTGGTGTTGATTCATATTGACATTTGCATTCTTTATTTTCGCATGTCATTTTGATCCGCCTTTTTTAACCGCCTTAACTATTTCATCATAAAAGCCAAAGCCTATAAATTTTTTATAATTACAAGATAGGCAATAAAGATATAGATTGTCTTCTAAATCTTGATTGGGGAGAAGAAGACCTTGATCCATTGGGCATTCCAAATGAGGAACAAGGCCTTCTTCAGCCATTGCTATGTATTTAGATACATACTGTATCCTTTGCATAGTCTCCTACTTCTTTATGTCGGTTGGGAACTTTAAATAAAATTCCTGTGCTCTTTGGGTTAAACCCTTCCAAGCTGACCAATTTGTACCGCCATTAGTCATATAATACGTTATCTCTGCGTTGATTACTGGGTCAAATAATAGTACATTTGACTTCAGGTCGAACTTTTCTTTTCGATCAATACCAAGGTTTCCCAACATATTAATCTGAAAAATTCCATAGGAACTGTCTCCAGTATTCCTGTTGCCATTATATGCCATAGGTCGTCCGTTGGACTCCCTCTTAGCAATGGCCCAAGCCGTTTTAAGGGCTTTTCCTTCAAAACCTACTGCCATTAAAAGATTTTTTAAATCTTCATCTGACAGAGCCTGAGAAGGCTTATAAACAGTATTGCTGTACTTTTCTAAGGTTTCTTTCTTAAGTTGTACTTCTGTCTTTGGTTTTACTATTAGAGCTTGTGATTCTTGTAGTGCTATCACAGTGTTGTTACTGAATAGAAATAATGTTATCATTACTATAGCAGTCGTACTATGAACAAAATCACTAAGCTTTTGTTTTATATTCTCCATTGGCATTTCCTCCTTTAGAGATAACGAACTACAATCATAGCATTGGGAATAAGTTACTGTCAAGTCAGTTAACTAGGATTAAGAGTACACAGACTACTCCTTATATATAATAATATAATTATATGTTATTGATTTATTGATTTACTGACCCCCCGACCCCCCTATTGAAAGTATACTATTTATATTTTCGATGTCAAGCATTCTAGTTGATCAATAAAAAATAAGCTTTAAAAATAAAACATTGCTCTACCTCTTCCTTCAAGAAAGTTCTTTTGGTAGAATGGGAACTCAAACAAAAATTATACCGCAAGGCGGAGAAAAGGCGACAAATGAAAAATACTATTGAAAACCCATATGAAAACTTTATTGCACTATCAAGATATGCAAGATGGTTACAAGAAGATAATCGTCGTGAAACATGGGGTGAGACAGTAGATAGATATTTTGATTTTATGTTGTCACATCTTAAAACCATGGACTACGTACCAGATTCAAAAATTGTTAAAGAAATTAAAGATGCAGTATACAACAGAAATGTAATGCCATCAATGCGTTCAGTAATGACTGCTGGACCAGCATTAGATAGAGACCATGTTGCAGGATACAATTGCTCATTTGTACCAGTAGATAATCCAAGATCATTTGATGAGACAATGTACATATTGATGTGTGGTACTGGGGTTGGCTTCTCTGTTGAGTATAAGTATGTAAATAAACTTCCTTCCGTTCCAGATTCATTTGATAAATCAACTACTGTAATTACTGTAGAAGATTCAAAACAAGGATGGGCAAAAGCATATCGTGAACTACTTGCACTACTATGGTCTGGACAGGTGCCAGCAATTGATGTCAGTAAACTTCGCCCAGCTGGAGCAAGACTTAAGACAATGGGCGGAAGATCATCTGGCCCACAGCCACTTATAAATCTTTTTGATTTCACTATTGCAAAATTTAAATCTGCAGCAGGACGTCAGTTAAAGCCAATTGAAGCACATGACATAATGTGTAAGATTGGAGAGGTCGTAGTTGTTGGAGGAGTCAGACGTTCAGCAATGATTTCTTTATCTAATATTAATGATATTGAAATGGCAGCAGCAAAATCTGGTAACTGGTGGGAAAACAACACACAACGTGCATTATCAAATAACTCTGTTGCGTACTCTCGCAAACCAGAGATGGAACAGTTTATTGCAGAATGGAAATCCTTATATGACTCAAAGTCGGGAGAGCGAGGCATATATAATGTGGCCGCAGCTCAGGCCCAAGCAGCCAAGTTCGGAAGAAGAGATCCAAATATTCACTATGGAACTAACCCGTGTTCAGAGATTATTTTACGTCCTTACCAGTTTTGTAACCTTTCAGAAGTCGTATTGCGTGAAAGCGATACAAAGAAGGATATCGAAAGAAAGGTAGAGCTTGCAACAATACTTGGGACATGGCAATCAACATTAACCGATTTTAAGTATCTTCGTAAAATTTGGAAAGATAATACAGAAGAGGAAAGACTTCTTGGAGTTTCTTTGACTGGGCAGTTTGGTCATAAGTTTATGTCTGGAAAAGAAGACCTTGTTTCCCTAGAAGCATTTTTAATGACTCTAAGAGAATCGGCAAGAGCCCAAAATAAAGATGAAGCAGCAAAGATTGGAATACAGGAGTCTGCAGCAATCACATGTGTGAAGCCTTCAGGCACTGTTTCACAACTTGTTGGAGTATCTTCAGGCATGCATGCATGGCATTCTCCATATTACATTAGAACAGTTCGTGGTTCAAAGGGAGATCCAATTTCTGTATTTCTTAAAGAAGTTGGAATTCCCGTAGAAGATGATGTCATGAAGCCAAATGATACATACGTTTTTTCATTTCCAGTTAAAGCCCCAGAAGGCGCAATTGTTAGAAATGATCTTACCGCTATTGAGCATTTAAACATTTGGTTGGTTTACCAACGTGCATGGTGTGAGCATAAGCCTTCAATTACAGTTTCTGTAAAAGAAGATGAATGGATGGAAGTTGGAGCTTGGGTATATAAGCACTTCGATGAAGTATCAGGAATCTCATTCTTGCCGCATTCAGACCATTCATATAAGCAGGCACCCTACCAAGAAGTTTCAAAAGAAGATTATGAGTCTCTTGTAGAAAAAATGCCTAAGAGCATTCGCTGGGAAGACCTATCTTTTTATGAGACTGAAGATGGAACTTCTGGAACACAGACACTTGCATGCACTTCAGATGGCAATTGTGAGATTGTGGATATATCAGCTTAGTGGTAGAATAATAGTATTGGGTAAAACCAAAATTCCTGGGCAACCCGCCCACGAGGAGACGATAAAATGGCTAAATTCGATAAAGCGGATTTAAACAAAGATGGAAAGGTTACAATGACAGAACAAATTTTAGCAGCGCTTGGAACATATGCAAGAGCATTTCTTTCAGCAGCAATTGCTTTATACATGACTGGTAACACCAGCCCAAGAGATCTTTTGATGGGTGGATTTGCAGCAGTAGCTCCAGTTATTTTAAAGGCGTTAAGTCCAACAAACCAAGAATATGGTTTCAAAGCACCAACCAAGTAAATAGTCGATTAGAAATACTCCTGTGCTAAAATTAGTACAGGAGTATTCCTATTTAGGAGACTATGGCAAATGGCAGTAAAAAAGAATTTTGAAGTAGATCAAAATGCTACATTTAATTTTCAGATACAATACACTGAAGATGATGAAGTAACACCTATTGATCTTACTGGTGCATCCGCAAAGCTACAGGTACGTGATACGCAAGGTGGTAATAAACTTGCATTTACATTAACCACACCAGCAGGCGGAATTACAATAGATGGACCAACAGGTACGCTAGATGTAAAAATGACACCAACACAAACCAATAAACTCTTTTATCCAAAGTCTGCATATGACATTATGGTTATTGACACTAATGGGAATAAAATTAAACTCCTAGAGGGGTTTATGACTCTCAGTAGGTCGGTAACTATCTAATGGTTGATAAAGTAATAGTTAAAGAACAAAAAAACAATCTCATAGTTTCATCTCCTGGTCCACAAGGTCCAAGAGGTAGAACAATTCTTAATGGAGTTGGCCTCCCAGCAAACAATCTGGGGCTAACAGGAGATTTTTACTATGAAACAACATTAAATAAATTTATCGGCCCAAAGACTAATGATTCTTCTTGGGCAGATGCAAAAGTAATTATATTAACAAATTCAACACTAACAACATCTTGGGAGCTTGCTCAACTCCAGGGACCATCAAACGGAGTATACTCAGTAGAAATTATTCACAACCTTGGATACAATCCAAATGTAACTGTGAAATCAAGTGCTGGAGATATTCTTGAAACAGGCATAGATTACAATAGCTTTAATAAAATAACACTGACAATGGCACAACCATTTTCAGGGACAGCGCACCTGTCCTAAAAGGGAGATAGCAAATGGCAAAAAAATATTTAGTTAGTATTGATTTAAACAAGAACGAATTACTCAATGCTAGAATTCAAAATTTAGGGGCAGCCCCTTCAAATCCAGTAGCTGGTCAAGTTTACTACAATACTGGCGACAACATCATGTACTTCTGGAATGGAACACAGTGGATTTCTACCTCTGGTTCATTAGAAGTAATTCAAGATGCTATTGGTCAATATGTAGAAGGCGGAGTTGGACTAACCAGATCATATAATGATACAACTGGCGTAACAACAATTGACTTAGACGATACAGCAGTAACAGCAGGAACATACGGATCAATTACAAAGGTTCCAACCTTTACAGTAGATCAGCAAGGTAGATTGACTGCAGCAAGCGAAGCAAATTTAGTAATTCCACTAACAACACAAACAACAGGTGATTATGTAGCTACAATAGTTGGAACAGCAGGAGAAGTTACAGTATCTCCAAACAGCGGACATAGCGCAGCGGTTACAATTGGATTACCAGATGATGTATCAATTACTGGAAACTTACAGGTAGGTGGAAACCTAAACGTAATTGGAACTGTTAACTCTGTTAATACAACACAGATAAACATTGAAGATAATAAGGTAAAGCTTAATAGCAATGCTACTGGAGCCGCCACTACAAATGCTGGAATAATTGTTGAGCGTGGAACAGATGCAGATGTTGAAATTCTATGGAATGAATCAACAAACGAGTGGGGATTAACAAACAATGGTGTTGATTATCATTCAATTGCTAGAAAGTTTGTAACCGTATTAACTACATCACAGACATCATACACAGTAAATCATAAACTTGGAACTCTTGAAGTTACAGCACAAGTTTTTGATGCTGCTACTGGTTCATTAGTAGAAGCAGACATAAAGCTACATGACGAACATAATATAAAGGTTGACTTTGCAGTTGCACCGTCAGCTGGAGAATTTAAAGTAGTAATAGTAGGATAATATGTCTAGACAAATGAAGGTTGCGCTAAACTTACTTACAATGGAAATAGATCCGTCATCTGGAAAAGAAGGCGATATCTATTTTAATGTGCTTAGCAAGAATCTAAGAATTCACAACGGTGATATTTGGATTGAGCTAACCCCACCGAGTACAGACCCAACCCCATTTTATAGACATACTCATGCATTTGATGGAGAAGTACATACAATAGATATTCAAAATCCAATTACATTCTTAGAGTATAATGAGATTGCATCTCCCGCAGTCATACTCCCAGAAGTTGTTGGTGTTGAAGGCGGAACGCCTTCTGTATCAAATGGAAACCCAAGTTGGAATGACCTGACATTATTTGATGGAGGGGAAGTAGAAGCAGCAGAAGAAGATACAATAATTATAGGAGGAGATTCAACAGATTTTGTTGGAGACATCCTTGATGGAGGAGCGTCAAACTAATGGCAGTCAGAATATTACTTAGAAGAGATACAGCATCAAATTGGGTATTAAATAATCCAATATTGCTTTCTGGAGAACTTGGAATTGAATCCGATACAAACAAGTTTAAAATTGGAAATGGATCAAGATGGAACTCAATTACATCTTATGCATTTAAGCCAGGAGAAGCAAATGGCATAGCAACACTTGATTCAGCTGGTAAGATACCTACATCACAGCTTCCTAACCAGACTTCAGTTTCTGGAGAAGTTGCAGCTGCAATAGCAGCATTAACGACTACAAGTCTAACAGAAGGAACAAACAAATACTTCACAGATGCAAGAGCAGTTACAGCAAACTCTGCAATTATATCTGGAGTAGCTTCAACTGCAGCAACTGATGCAACCACAAAAGCCAACGCAGCACAAGCAGCAGCGCTAGCTTCGGTTGATTCAAAAGTTTTAACTGCTAAAACAGAAGCAATAACTACAGCATCAAATGATGCAACAGCTAAAGTTAATCAAGCGTTAACAAATACAACATCTGCAATAAATACAGCCGTATCAACAGCAATTACTCAAGAAGTTGGCGACAGAAATACAGCAATTAGCACTGCAATAGTAAATGAAGTTATAAATAGAAATATAGCTATACAAGCAGAAATTATGGATCTCACTACAACAGATGTAGCAGAAGGATCTAGACTTTATTTTACAGCACAAAGAGCTAAAGATGCAGTGGCACCAGATATTACAGCAGCAATCGCAGCTATACCAGTTGGAAGCGGTGGAAGTATAATAACTTCTACAACCAATTTGCCAGAAGGAACAAATTTATATTTTACAAACCCTAGAGCCATAACAGCACTAACCCCAACAATAAATTCAAGAGTGGCATCACTGCAAACAGCAGACGATGAAAATAAATTATTCTTGATGGATATGATTGCTGACACTAATCAGGAGGTTACAAATATTGGAAACTCTCTTGGAGAGTATCTATTGGAATCTCTTAGAAATCAGCAAAATGGATATGCTGGATTAAATGCATCATCAAAAATATTAGAATCAGTAATACCAGATACAATTGCAACAAAGACATATACAGATAATGCAATTGCAGCATTAGTAGGAAATGCCCCAGAAGCATTAAATACAATTGCAGAGCTTTCAACAGCCCTATCAGGAAATTCTGGATTAATTGATTCTTTGACCACAGTAATTGGAAGCAAGTTAGATTCAGCAACAGCCTCTACAACATATGAAACAATTAATAATGTTGCATTAAAGGCACCACTTGCAAATCCAACATTTACTGGAACAGTTTCGGGTATAACTAAATCTATGGTTGGACTATCAAGCGTAGACGACACTTCAGATTTAAGTAAGCCAATATCTACCCTTACACAATCTGCATTAAACTTAAAAGCAAATCAAACAGATCTAGATCTAAAGGCACCATTATCTTCACCATCATTTTCTGGTAACGTAGACTTTACAAATGCAACTGTTACTGGAATTAACTCTTTGCCAAGCCAACTTAATAATACTGGTAAATTTTTAAAGACAGATGGACTTTCTGCAACTTGGGAGACAGTTGATCTTTCACTATATGCAACATTAATTAGCCCATCCTTTTCAGGAGCAGTTTCATTTACTAACGCTAATGTAACTTTTGCAGATTCATCAATTTCTAGCTCAGCGCTAGTTGGCTCTATTCCAAATAGTAAAATACAAAATGCTTGGGTTGGAATTAATGGTAACATGCTCAACCTTGGTGAAATAATAACACTTGGTGGATACCAAAATGGAAACTCATCTAGTTTTAATATCCAGAACAAAATCGCATACGGAACATCAGAAACACCTTCTATAGTGAGCCCCGTAGCTGGAGACATTTACATACAATACTGATAGGAGATTAAATGCCGCTAAATATTTGGAGTGGATCCTCTTGGAACCCTTTCAAAAAAATAAAGATTCATGACGGGGTTACCTGGAATGACTCTAAGCGCATTTTTATTTATGACGGAACACAATGGAAACCAGTAACAGAAGTTACTCCAATAAATACAGTACTTCCAGTAATTTCCCCACAATTAGATAACTATTTATGGGGCGCACAAGAGACGATGTCAGTCTCAAATGGAACTTGGGACAACTCGCCTACTTCTTACAAATATCAATGGCAAAAATCTCCTTTTAGTTTTTCTGGTTATAACTGGTCAGACATAGAGGGACAGACAACAGCGTCATTATTCTTAAATGAAAACGAATGGGATTCTTCAAGAAGTCTTAAGTATGTTGGCTATGCTATTAGATGTAAAGTAACAGCAACAAATAGCTATGGAGATAATAAGACTCCCATTTATACACTGCCGTCATCTCCAGTAGTTCCACAAAAACTTACAACATTAACTGCAACAGTTGTTGAAAATGGAGTTATAAAGCTTGACTGGGTTAAGCCAGTTGGAGCAAACAATTTTTATTTACAATACCAAGGTTTACCAGACACACCATTTACAGAGGTTGTGTCTCTTGGAGATGTAAACACATATACATTTGATACTGGAAATGCAGGCGGAAGCATTGGTATTTATATGAGTCCAAAAAATACATCTAATGCAAGCGGAATGGAATTAACTGGACTTGGAAAAAATTCATCTGTTATGGATTTAAAGCCAAACAAACCACTTGTAACAACAACAATGACTGGAGAAAGCATAACTGGCGCAACATTAAATTGGTCATTAAATTTAATACAGCCAACATCTTGGATTATATATAATAATGGAGTTTCATACGCAGGTAGCTTTATGAATGGAGGAGCTAACGCAACCTCATATACTATTCAAGAGTTTGGAGTAGGAGGCACATCATTTGGCTCATTTACAATAACAATAAATGGAACTGCACCAAGATTTAATGAGACATCTTGGAGTTCTACTCCAGGATTAACAATTAATTATCCAGCTGCACCAAAGCCAGTAAATACAGTTGCCCCTACAGTTTCTACAACCAATGGAAGAACCTTTGCCGCAACAACTGGTACATGGACAAATAGCGGATCAATTTATTCTTACATCTATGAGTGGTTTGCTGATGGCTCACCTATAGATAATGTATTTATATATGAGTCAGATACAATTAATCTTTATGACACAACTGCTTATGACAATAAGGCAATAACTTGTACAGTACAATGCTTGTTAACTGACTTAACTATGACTACTGCAGCGGCAAGTAGCAATTCGGCCCAGTCTCTTCCTAAAGCCCCAACAGTTATTGCTCCAACATGGGCTGGTGGCTCACCAGTTGTATCTGGATCAGAAAGAGGTTGGTCTGTTTCTAGTGTTGGAACATGGAATAACACACCAACATCATATTCATATCAATGGGAATATTTTAATGTTCCTGGATACTATTGGTCAAACGCTGGCACAGGATCATCAATAACAACACCTTCTGGAAATGATGGAAAAGCATATAGATGTATTGTAACTGCATCAAATTCAGCTGGTTCTGCCACAGCAACATCTAACACAGTTTATCCAAGTGCCCCTGCACCAGTTGGATCATGGGGAGCATGCACCCAATATAATAACGGAACTGATTACGGATATGATTGTTCAGGAACAACAAAAATGACCTGGTCTAGACCAATTTACGGATATAGAGAAAGATATTATTTAGATGGAGTTGCTACTAATACTTATAGAGATTGTACTGGATCTCCTACTTATGGAGATAAAGTTTATCAAGGAACTAGCTATTGGACATGGCAATCAACAGATTGTGGATATGTAGCACCTATTGCAATAGAATATTACATTGGAACTTCCTGGTGTAATGCAAACAGCGGTGCATATATATCCGCCCCTTCTGCTGCTGGTCCTTATACTGCATCATCAATGCCAGCAGATGTACTAACTGGCGCATCTAATTCAAGAGAAAAAATAGTTTATAGATCTACCTATGCAGAAGCACTCGCTGCTGCCGCACAAGCAGCTTGTGCAGTAGTTGCATTCACACCACCACACTTCCCACCGTTCTTCCCACCGTTCTTCCCACCACACTTCCCACC